TTCTTCCTTGAGCATGACGATCAATTCGTGATCGTGGACAACGGAATTATCGAGGGAGACCAGCTTGGTCCAGAGGAGCTAGCCCATGCTGCCTCGATCGTTGATGCACAGTTGGTCGTGATGCCTGACACCGTTGACGACGGGCCTGATACAGTCCGGAAGGTGGCCGAGGCTCTGCCGGCATTCAGGAGAGTTGATAGCGCGACCGACACGATGGGAGTGGTGCAAGGGACAACCTTTGAGGAGTGCATGGAATGCGCGAGAGCTCTAGCGTCGATGGGAGTCGATTGGCTGTCGGCACCACGCGGCCTCACCAAGAATCTCGGGTCCAGAGTCCCGTTGGTGTTGAGTCTAGCAGCCGAGTTTGGGCTGCCACAGCACGTCCTGGGCTTCTCGGACAACATCGCGGACGATCTGATGGCGGCAACGGCACACCGGAGCGTGCGAGGGATCGACGCAGCCACGCCAATGTGGCTGCAGCAACACCTGCCCACACGCCCGCCCGAGGACAGTCGCTTTCTCGGCCGAAGGCCAGCAGACTTCTGGACGATGGCCAAGTGGGGCTGCGCCGAAGACAACGTCCAGACCGTCCGCCGGTGGTTGAGCGTAGCACAACAGGCAGGGGAAGCCAAGGACGAAGAGTGGGAAGACCTCACTCATACATCTGCGCCAAGCCGGAGTGTATAGAGCTAAAGGCAACGGGATCGTGCTACTGCCTAGCTCATCGCCAAGAACGAGACCGGCGGATCTATCACCAAGACCTCGAGAAGGCTAGGGCTAGGAATAGAGCCACGGCACTTCGCAACGGTAGAGCATGGAGGCTGCGGAGGAAGTATGACCTTAGTCCAGAGGACTTCGACCAACTCCTTGCCTCGCAAGGTGGCCGCTGTGCCATCTGCAGGACAGAGAAGCCGAACGGCTATCAACAATCGTGGAGTGTCGACCACGACCACAAGACCAACAAAGTACGGGGCATCCTCTGCTTCCACTGCAACTCAGTCCTCGGTAACGCTAAGGACAGCGTCAAAGTCCTCGAAGCCGCTATCTCGTATCTCAAGGCCAGACAAGCCGCCAGTAGTCGAACGCTGTCCATCTTGCCCTTACAGAAAGGGACGCACTTGCGGCCCTGATGGGGAGCCCACAGCCCGCTTTGTAATCATTGGCGAGGCTCCCGGCCGAGAGGAGCTGTCTTCCAACCGGCCCTTCATCGGGAAGTCCGGCCAGCTGCTCAATGGTGCTCTGGAGCGCGCGGGCATCGACCGTGCAGAGGTCTATGTCACCAACGCGCTGCGATGCCAGCCTGACGAGAGCCCACCTTCGCGGACTGCCGTTGAGGCATGCCGGGAGCGATTGTGCGAGGAAGTGCTAGCGCACCCACGAACAGTCATCCTTGCCCTTGGTAACAGCGCAGCCAGATCCTTCCTTGGTGACGCTAACTTCAAGATCACGGGTAGGCGTGGCCGGGTGATTGACCTCGGAGAGATTGGACTCTTCATCGCCACATTCCATCCGGCCTCGATCCTGCGCAATCAGGGTGAGTATCCCCGGTGGCTCGAAGACATCAAGTACGCCGGGCGCCTCTACGCGGAAGGCGTGGCTGCGATGAAGCGCCCACCAAAGCCAACTGCGTACGTGATGCTGTTGGAGCCTGAGGAGGGTGCATACTACCCAAAAGTGGACAAAGTCAAGCCCTACAGCGCTTGGGTAAAAGACGGTCAGTACCTCGCTGACTGGCCTACCATCAAGGTCGTGACTGGTATTCCTGCCGCCGTTCGGGCAGTGAACATGCTCCTTGAGATGCCCGAGCTGGCAGCAGACATCGAGACTGGCTACTCGTACTCGCCACGCTTGGGTACGGTTCTATGTCTCGCAGTGGCGTGGTCGCCTACTGAGTCGGTAGTCTTCTCCCAAGGCCTCCTGGAGTCTAAGGCCTTCCGGCCGCACTTGCGCAAACTGCTCACCGACCCGAGGCCTTTATGGCTTGGGCACAACTGGAAGTTTGACTCGTCCTTCCTCCGTCATCAGTACATGGAGGGCGAGTGGAGTGACGGAGCGTTTACCCACTTCCATGACACAATGATCGAGCACTATTGCCTCGATGAGACGAAGGGGACTCATGCGCTCGAAGACCTATCGCGTGACTTCTTGGGTGCGGAGAACTATAAGTACGTTGTCCGCAAGTATGGCAAGGGCGACCTTGGCTACGAGAATGTCCCGCGCGAGGCGCTCTATCCCTACTGCGCACTGGACACAACCCACACCTTTGCACTTCACGCACAGACCTGCCCGAAAGTCCACGAGTCTCCGGGGCTAACGAAGCTCTACGACCAGTTTCTCCTGTCCGTAAGCATCTTCCTCCTGAAGGTGCAGGACTACGGGCTCTACGTAAATGCACCTGTCTTCGATGTAGTCGAGGCAGACCTGAGTGAGCGGATCGCTGAGGCTGAGGAGCGCCTGCAAGAGGCAGTCCACCGAGAGTACGACCTCTACCCCTTGGACAACCCGAAGCGTGGGCCTGTCGAGTGGGGGCCGCTTTGGGACACCGAGACTTACATGAAGTCCAAGTGGGCCACGAAGAAGACACCTGATGACTACAACGCACGCAACTGGCGCCACACCTCGTTCTGCCTGTATCGGTTGATCGGTTGGGTGCCAATGAACACGAACGAGCGGACGCTGCGAGACCTCGATCAGACTGGTAAGGATCAGAGCGCGACGTTCGGATACAAGGCTAAGAACTATGCCCGTGGCCATCCTAACCGGAAGATCCAGCTCAACTTTCCCTTCATTCAATCACTCATCGATGTGCGCCTCTCCAAACACATGTACTCTATGCTCATCAATGGAGTGCGCCGGTTCCTAGAGCCGGATGGCAGGATCCACAGCATCTTCAACTTGCACTCGACTGAGACCGGGAGGCTATCGTCCACCTCGCCCAACCTGCAGAACCTACCGGTGCCTGAGAAGGATGAAGTCCGGCACAGTAGAGACATCGTCGGTGCGCCTGATGGCCGAGTGATCATGGAGGCTGACTACGGCCAAGTAGAGCTACGGTTGCTGGCTCACTTCTCGAAAGATGAAGCACTCATTGAGATCTACCGTGAGGGCCGTGACCTCCACACTGAACTCTCCATTGCCATTTGGGGTGATCGAGTCTTCGATGAGAACGGTGTCCAGATTGGCGGCTACACGAACTATCAGCGAGTCCGTGCAAAGGCTGTGAACTTCGGGATTGCCTACGGCCGCGGGGCTGGCTCCATTGCCGCCGAGCATGATATGCCCATTGAGGAAGCTCAGGAGATGCGGAGTGCGTGGCTAAAGCGCTTCCCCGATGCGGCGAAGTGGCTCGATGTGTTACATCACTCGGTGCTCACTGGACGAACGGTGATCAGTCCATTTGGCAGACGCCGACGGTTTGGCGCAATCTCTCGAGAGAACTACGTTGGGCTCTCCAATGAGGCCGCCAACTTCCCGATGCAGTCAACCGCCTCTGACCTCACCCTCTACTCGGCCATGAGGGCTCAGGCCTATTGGGACCGTGTAGGCATCGATGCTCACGTCGTCTGCCTTGTCCACGATGCGGTCGTGGTCGAGTGTCCTGAGACTGAGGCTGAGGCACGGAGAGCCGAGCTGGTCTCGTACATGATGGACACGCCGCACCGAGTGTTGGGTACTGAGATTGAATTCCCGGTCGATGTACACACTGGCAAGGCGTGGGGCACTCTCAAGTTTGAGGAGATGGTCCTGTCTACCAAGGCCACAAAGACTGTTGGCAAGGCTGTTTTCAAGCGAGCCGGTGTAGCAAGCGGAAAGTTGTGAGACTGTGGATCTGTTGACCTTCGCTCTCCTGGTCTTGGCAGCGATTAGTGTAGTAAGCTGGTGGTGGCGTGCTGAGCACTACAGAACGCGACTCTCTGAACCCCATAGAACGCCACCAACGTTGCCATTGTCGTTGTCAGATGCTAACCCCAAGCGCTTCTCGATAGTGCCCTGCAGGATCCTCGGAGTCTACGGGACGGTGCACACAGCTGACGGCAAGGACTATGACACTGGCCTCCCTGATGAGATAGTGATCGACTGCGAGCTTACTACCTTCTTGATGCCTGTCAAGGCCAAGGGTTGGGAGGGAGAGATCATAGCCTTTACCCTTCATCTTGGTGCAGTTGCAGTTAGGGTGAACGTGAAGCCACCTGTAGTGATCAGGAAGGATGCAGACACAGTCCACGTTGTTATGCCAGTGTCGATGGCAGATATGGAACCGTCCGGTGGAGAGCCTCCAGAGTGGTCGAGGATTGATCGATGAAAGTATTTAGGCTCAAGGCTGACATCACCTTCATGGCCAGAGACGTCGAGTCAGCCTTTCTGCGACTTGGAGATCACTTCATATGCTTGGCTGACAACATCGATGATGCCAACTTCCAGCGCTCTGGTAAGCTTATGGTTGCACTTGCAGATGACGAGAGGTGGGATGATGCCGGACAACCGAAGCCTACGAGCGAAGCTGGAGGCGATGGCCCACCAGAGCGTATCGCCGGCTGAGGCCGAGATTGCAGGCGAGATGCTGGAGAAACTCTACGGGACTCCTGCAGCCGGGATCGAGTCTACGCGCGTCGTGAGCCGAGCTGCGGTAGAGGCGTCGCCCGACAGGACTGGACCCCACGGCGCCACGATCCGGATGCGTACTCGTGGTGGCTTATGGGTTACTCTTGACGTAGAGGATGCGCACATCTACGACGACAATGGTAACTCGCTCTTCTAGCTACCGCTTGAGGTCGTCCACGAGCGCAAGGCCGTGGACGAGACTCCTTCGGTCGTGGTACATCCTACTTCGAGCGAGACGGACTGCGACAAGCGGATCAGAGCCAGCTACTACAGCGAGTGCGTACTCCTGGAGAAGGTCTGCTGCTCCTGAGTCCATATCGCTCCCGAGCTCTGCTCGCTCGAACGATAGGAGTGCATCTCGCGCTGCTTCGTAGACCTCATGTCCTGCCGGACAACTAGGAACAGGAACCAGTGGAGCGGCAGGAGCAGCCTCACGAGGAACGTGCTTTGGAGGAACCGCGAGGCCTTTTGCTGCCCAATATCGCGCTCGCATCTCCGCTGCGTGGACAGCAGGATCACGGGTCGCAGCGCGCCGGATGCGCTGGAGTGCCTTCTCACGCTCCCAATACTCCGTCGATCGAGGATAACGTGTGCGCTGTGTCAAAGCAAGCCCCCTTGGGCTCCGCCCCGTCCTAGCGGAGCACCAAGGGGGCTCATGTGGTGGAGTGTGCAGCTTTACCGAGTGTCCCAGTTGGCTAGAAGAAGCGGTGGTGCCTTGGCGATGCTGGTGGCAGCTGTGATGCGGTTGTCAAGCGAAGGTAGATTGCCAGCATCGCCAGTACCAATCTTGCTCCACACCAGATTGTAGACTGCCGATCCGATCAGGGTGGCCATTGAGATCAGTGCCGGTGCACCTTCCAATGTCAGCGGCAGGCCGGACACGGCTGCGCCCACGATCCCAACAACGAAGTAGCAGAGCAACGCGATCAGCGCGTTGATCTGCGGCGAGAAGGCCGATTGCTTCACGAGTGCAATCAGCCCTGGGCTGAGCGCCGCGAAGATCACAAAGGCCAGATTCAACTGGATGTCCACAGTTACTTCCTTTCCTGCTTACTTGAGACTGCAATGTGAGGACGGACGGCCAGGATTAGCACACCCTTCATGGGACGATTGGGCTAGGGTGGCTGAGGATGTACATGACTATTGCAGATGCAACACCAATGACCGCAATGACCCGCTCGGTTGTCCACCGGAACGTGGCACGGTCCTCAGTCCTCTGAACCTTCCCGCCAAGGGTGCCCCACTGAGCCTGCTCCAGCGGCAAGATCCGGTTGGTGAGCGCCAGTGCAGTTGCCTCGTTCGACACCCTCAGTGCTACTGCGGATGCTTCGGTCTGCACTTGCGCCGTCTTGGCTGTCGTGTCCACGCGCTCCGCGAGGTTCTGAGCAACCATCTCGGCTCGGGCTGCTGCGAGTCCAACATTAGCCCGGTCAGCCGCAAAGACCGCGTTGATCCGGCCCTTCTCTGTCTTAGCTATAGAGCGCTGGTTCCTGTCTGTGAGCTTCGCGATCTTCGTGTTGTAGTGAAGGTCCAACTCGCGCATGCTCTCGATGCGCCGGACCTCGGCCTTGCGCAGATCGTCGAGCCGCCGAACCTCGCCGGAGATACGACTGTCGACGCGAGAGCTGCGGATTTTGACTCTCTTAGAGCGTGGCATGGGCACCCTCCTTCGTTGGCTAAGCTGTTGACGCAATGAGATCGCGGTTGATCACCAACGTACCCTTGGCGAGGGTAGTGATGAGTGCATCAGCAGACCCATCACGAACTTGGAGGGCCCACACAAGCGTGCGGCCGAGCATTGGGCCAATCAGACCAGAAGTGTCAGTATTCGCAATTGTGATTGCGGCCTTGCCTCCCGTCTGCGGGGACGTGATTGTAATGCCGCCTCCAGCTTCACTAGTCTTCCGGATGATCACCCTCGTGTCAGGATCGGCTGCTGCTTCCTTTACAAGGAACCAGAGCTTACAGCCTGTCAGGTCGGTGGCAGTGTGGTCAGGGTTCGTGACCGTGACGTCGAGGACTTCATCGTCACCCTGATCGATGATGAGATCTGCGCTCATAGAACTGTCACCTTGCCTTTGTAAGCTGTGCTGATGCCTTTGGTCTGACAGTAACCCCTCCGGTCGCGGTAGGGCGCACTAGAACACTTGCAGTGGCAGCGTCTCGGACTACGACTCGAGCGATTAGATCGTGAGCGAGTGGTGGATACCAAGTACGTAGACTCCACGCTTGCCCAAGGCCAATTGCGACTCCGGCAGTGGGGCTGAGGGCGATACTGGCCGCTAGGCCAACACCGTACCCAACAGCCACTACCGCTCCAGCACCAAGCAGTACCCGTGGCACGCCGGCAGAGCCACTTGCCGCTGCCACCCCTGCGTGGACGGAGACTGCAACCCCTGGCCTGCGAGCAATGCCGGTGCCTGCTGCCTGCCCGATGTGCGGTGCGATCTTCGTCACACCACCGAGGCTTGAGCCTGTGCCTGCAGCGAGTCCGGCATCCACCGGGACTGTTAGATGGGCTGCAGTCGAGGCGTTGAGTGCAGTCCCGGTAGCTTCGGCAAGTCCAGCATTGACCATAACCGAACGGGATGGCGTTCGTGCGGCACCAGTAGCAGAGGCGACACCAGCATGTGCTTTGATGTTCGACCCAGCTAGGACCGTGGGGCCGTTCGAGGTGCCGGTGCCCGAGGCCACACCAGCCATTGCGTAAGTATGGGCAGAGGTAGCGGCTGTTGGAGGCTCAGCGACTCCAACCCCGACTGCTACTTGTGCTGCTACGCTGACTACGGCCTTCGGCCCATTAGCAACGCCGACGCCTGAGGCTCGACTAGCTGCTGGGCCCATCTTAGCTTTGGCACCAGCTGCAGCACCGGTTGCCTGTGCAACGCCTGCCTTGGCCTTTATCGAGGCGGCTGGACTGGCAGCAACACCGGAACCTTGAGCCCTAATGGCCCCTGCAGATGCGCCAACGTGGGCGCCTGCGCTCGATCCGGAAGCTACTGCCAGTCCAGGTTTCGTCGCTACTGCAGTATGTGCAACGCGCCCGCTGCCTATACCGCTTGCAGCCGAAGGATAGGCTCTGCCTGCCGCTGTGGTGAGCGCAGTAGCACCAATGGCAGAGCCGGTAGCGGAAGCTATACCTGCGTTGACTGACTTCTTGACCTTGGCTACTGCACCAAGCGAGCTGCCGGTTGCCTGTGCAACACCAGCAAGTGCTCGATGGTTGATTGCAGGCTTCTGAGCAGTGCCGGTTCCTTGTGCGACGCCGACGTTGGCCTTGATCCTCGCGTTGATTGAGCGCGCAGTACTGGTGGCAGATGCAACGCCTGTACTCGACTTGAGGCTGACCTTTGGCGTCTGGCTGGCTGCGGTTCCAGTAGCTACGGCTGCAGAGACGAACTTGGACTGCTTCGCAGCTGCATTCGACGCCGTGCCTGTTCCGTGTGCTAGGCCAGCTGCTACCGACTTACCGAGCTTCGCCACTGCAGCAAACGAAGTGCCTGTTGCCTGTGCAACACCTGCCCTGACCTTGACCGAGACTATCGGTGCTCGACTAATTCCAGTGCCCGCAGCGAGTCCGGCCGTTGACTTGACCGAAGCCTTTGGTGCTTGGGCAGTGCCAGTTGCAGAGGCGACACCTGCAAGGCCTCGCTTGTTGACTGCAGGCTTCTGCGCAGTGCCGGTTGCGGATGCAATACCAGCAGAGGCCCGGATTGCTGCACTTGAAGCACGCGAGATGCCGGTAGCAGAGGCAAGGCCGCCAGTCGGCTTGAGGTTGACCTTCGGTGATTGACTAGCTCCTGTAGCCGAGGCAAGGCCTGCTGAGACAGACTTGGCTACCTTTGCGGTGGGCGTTCGAGCAGTACCTGTTGCAGATGCGACTCCTGCATCAACCGACCTACCGAGGCGTGCAATGGGCTGTCGAGCAACACCGTCAGCAGAAGCAACGCCAGCTGAGACAGACTTAGCAGGCCGACCAACGGCGTTGGATGCCGAGCCGGTAGCACTCGCCACTCCAGCAACCTTGGTCTTGATCGACGTGCTTGGAGGCCTAGAGGTGCCAGTGGCAGACGCGGCTCCAGCAGTGGTCTTGATCGACCGACGGGTGGGAGCGTACGCAGTGCCTGAGGCTGATGCGAGTCCAGCACTGACTGACTTTGTAGGCCGTCCTATCGCGTTGAGTGCTGTACCAACAGCGGAAGCTACACCGGCCGAGGCCTTCTTACCCTCTACGGTCGTTGGTGCTTGAGCAACACCTGCTGCAGAAGCAACGCCAGCTGAGGCCCTAACGGACTGGCGGGCTGGAGCATATGCAATGCCGGTACCTTGTGCGACACCTGCAGCTACCCGCTTCTCGATCTTGGTCGTTGGCTGTCGTGAGATACCTGTAGCAGCAGCGGCGCTAGCTGCTGCAGACTTGGCTGGACGACCTACCGCATTGAGACTTGAGCCAGTACCTTGGGCGCGTCCGGCGTATGCCTTGACGCTGCGACCAGAAGGCTGGCTAGCTCCTGTGCCTTGGGCGCGTCCACCAGTGGTCTTGATGGCCAGCCGGGTGGGGGCATATGCAGCACCAGTGCCTTGGGCACGCCCAATTGAAGACTTGACTGACTTTGATGGCGCGTAGGCAGTACCAGTTCCCATAGCTGTTGCTGCTGCTACAGACGTACTGTGCAGGGCAGTTACAGTTGGCTGTTGGCTCGTACCAGTGGCGGAGGAGACACCGGCATTGGCCTTGATACTCTTTGATGGTGTTTGCGCTGCACCAGTACCAGAGGCAAGCTGTGCAGAGGCGTTAGTGCCTGCAGCTGCTGCAATAGTCGCGTCACCTGTGAGCCCTGCTACATTTTGGCTCCAGACCGATACGTACTGGCTGCCAGGCGTCTGAGACGTTGCTCCTGTGACAAGTACGCTTCCGGACGTGGCCATAGAGATAGGCGGTTTGGTGTAGTAGATGTCGAAGGGCGCAAGCGTTCCGTAAACTATTCGCGCCTTCGTCCAACTAACACCCGAGAACTCCGCCACCATCGCTTGACTGAACGTACCGTCTTGGTGGTAGTACCCCGCGACGAATGATTGGCCATCCGGCGCCAATGAAGCGTAGGCTCCAAAGGCGCTGTCATGCGAGTCGTAGAACGAGTAGTCGGTCAACCTGACTATAGTCTGCGTTCCCCAACTCGATCCGGTCAGGATATAGACAGCACCAGTGAGGTCTGCATAACCGTGGGCTGCATCGCTGTACGCTCTGGGAGCCGTAGCAAGAATGACCGACCCATCGGTGCTGATGTCTACCACGGCCCCAAGCCGAGCGTAACCGTCACTGTATATCGCAGTTGAGACGATCTGAGTCAGGGTGCCCCAACTCGTGCCTGAGTAGACGTAGACTTTTCCTTTGGTGTTGCCGCCAGGGTCCCACCCGGGTGATCCAACAACGACAGTCGACGCATCACCTGAGATTGAGACGCTAGCGCCGAAGTAACCCCAGAATGGCGAAGCCTGACCGTCGGGTGGCTTCAACTGCACTTCGGTAGCCCAGTTGGTTCCGGAGAAGACGTACGCCTCGCCCTTCCCAGCGAACGCGTAGAAAGACGCACCAGCAACGATGGTCGCACCATCGTCGGACATGGAGATAGCCGCGCCATCATTAGAGACGCCATCGCTTGGAGACAGACTAGTCAGAGTGCCCCAACTCGTGCCTGAGTAGACGTAGACGTGGCCATAACCGTCCGAGCTAGTGCCCCAAACCGCGATGACCGAACCGTCTGCTGAGATCGCCAAAGGCGGGCCGCACCCGAAAGTCGTGCCTGACCCCGTGTAGGAAGCGAAGCTCATCAAGTTGGTCGCAGCAGCTGGCAGGAGAATCGTCTCGGTAGCCCAGTTCGTTCCCGAGAGTATGTGCAGCCGCGCAGTGAAGGGTGTCGTGGTGTCCGTTGCGATGATCGCCACCACTGAACTATCTTTCGAGATGGCAACAAACTTTGCGGTTGACAGTGACAGGTTAGCAGCGCTCTTGAATGTACCACTGGCCTTGACGACGGTCTTCTTGATGACCGCGTCGATGTTGATTGAGCCACCAGGCTGCAGATGGTACGTAACGGTGATGTACACGTAGTTGAGGTACGACGTGTATGCCGTGTTCGTACTGCCCTTGGTCGCCCGAACCCGTGCAGCGAAAACAGTCGACGCAGACCGAAGATCTGCAAGCGTGATGCCTGCGGCAGTGGTTGCGGTGATGATCGTCGTGGTCGTGACGCTGGTCGTCGTCGCCTCGGAACCGCTTGAGTACCCCGACCGCATGCACAGAATACCGTTGGTCAGGTACGTCGCATTTCCGGTGTACGTGTTGGCCGACATCGTGACCGAGTCGATGATCGCGTTGTCAGGAATGTCAGACGACGTAAAGTTTGGGAACTTGAAGTCGCTGTTGACGGTTGCGTTCTTACCTGGGGCAGCAGTCGCATTCGTGCTGTCGGCGGCATAGGCGTTCGTCGGGCTCGTCCAGCCGGTCGTGACGACAGCGTTGGCGTTTGCTGCCTTGACCGAGGTGCTCATCGAGCTAGCCTCTGGACGTTCTGCTCATCGAGCATGGCGTTGGCCAACGTCGAGTCGGGTCCTACCTCAACCGATCCGTCAGGGAGCAACCAAGCCATCACCGTGTTGCCGTCGACTTGGTACCCGAGCCCGTAGATGCGGAGGAATGCCCCCACGGTCGACTTCTTCACTCGCATGAACGCAACAGGCTCTGCACCTTCGGGAACCTGGACTGCGAGCTGCGCTCGTTGTCCATTCCGTGCGGAATACGCAACAACGAGTGCGGGGCTGAGGCGTAGGAACCATTTAGGCTCGGACATGGCAATCCGCTCTACCTCGCCCCCGGGACGAGTGACTAGCACATCGAACTGGATCTCGTCCATCACGTCTCGTCGTACTGGAAGTTCATGACCTGCTGTGCGATGCCCCCGGCCACCATGAACCAGCCCACTTGGAGTTGTAGGTGCAACGCCACGGTCACAGCGTTTACGGCTGAGTACCCCGTGGCGTCCCACGTCCCCTTGCTTGCGGACGTATACGTATATGCACTTTTGGCGCTTGTAGCTGTGGCTATGCCGGCTGTCGTTGGCGTAAAGTCTCCGGTTCCTGGACTAGCACCGCCGGCTCCGTAGGGCTGACTCATAATGTCGCCCCCTGCCGGTTTGGTTGTCGACATCCAGTACTTGAACGCTGACACCGCTCCAACAGGAGCCGAGTCGATATGCAAACGAATGTGCTTTGTCATGCTGGGTGCACTAGGCGCAACAGGATACGCTGCCCTATTGGCAAGCGTATTCGTGGCGTTGTCGGCACTTATCAGGTCAATTCCAGAGACAGCTGCCGACTCCGTGGCAGCGTTCGTCCCGGTATAGACGCGCATCGTCAGGGTTGCGACCATCTCACCACTCGTCGTACTGGAAGTTGATTGCCTGCTGTAGGATCGCTCCGGTAGATGCCGAGGAGTCCGGCTGGAGTTGCAGCAACAGCCCCTCCGTGACAGCGTTCGTGGCAGAGTACGATCCAGAGTCCCACGTGCCTTGCGCACTAGCCGTTCGAGTGTAGGCATCAATGTCGCCAGTCATCGCTGTAGCAGTCGGCGTTGAGTCACCAGTCCCTGGCGAGGCACCGCCAGTCCCAACTGCCTCCTTCGCACGTAGAGCAATGTATGTAGTGGCCGTAGTGCCCATCCACCACAAGAAGTTACCAACTCCGTTCGCTGGTGGCGTATCAATGTGCAACCGTAGATGCTTTTCGTAGCTTGCGGAACCTTTGGCAACCTGATTGGCTGTTCGGTTTCCCGAGGAGTTTGTTGCATTGTCTGCAGAGATCCAGTCGATACCTGTCACCGATGCAGACTCAGTCGCAGCACTCGATCCAGTGTAGACCCTAACAGTAAGAACAGCAGCCATCAGTGGTACAACGTTCCAGTTGCGTCAGGGTATGTGCCACCACGTGCTACACTACTGACGCGTTCAAGGTCACTTGACAAATAGGGATGCCAGCCAAGCGAGAGAATCAGTACACCAAGATGAAGGTCCATATATGGGCCAAATGAGTGCCCAAAGACATCGTGGCGGTGCTTGAAGTCAAGGTGGATCCCGAAAGATAGC